TGAAGGTATTAACCATGTTCTGCACGTCAGCAGCGACGAGTGCACCGCCCTCCTCCGCTGACATGAATAATTTAAATTTAGTCCCATCCGAATTGTTCGATGCAGCCTGTGCAGCGGCGAACATCGCAGCAGCATGGGTTTGATAGTTTGAATCCCATGCGCCGGCCGCTATCGCAAAGCCGTCAATCCCTAGCGCCTGCGCGTCAATAATGTCTTGCGCGTAGTTGGCCTGCAAGAACCCGTAGGTGCTGGTTGCAAGCATATAGTACGCGAACACCATCGGCGTTTGGTGCTGGGTAAACATCAGGCATCAGCCGCCATTGCGCGGATAGAGGGCTGGGTTTGTCCGGTTGACCAGTAATGCTCCCAAGTATGGTAGCGTCCGCGCTCTGTGGCAAAATTGGTGTTCGTGCTTCGGATTAGTTCGCCTTCGGGAAGCACCCACACCACAGAACCATCGCCGGGATAAGCAACGGCGCCGTTGTATTCTGTTGCGCCGTCAAGCGCACAGACCGGAGCGAACACATAAGTCTGTACGGTCGTCAGGGAGCTGATCCAGTATTCGGTTGCCATGGTGTCCGACGCAAGAAAGTGATGGTCCGAATTAGATGTAATGTTCGCTGTGGTAGTCATGCCGTTCGGATTTTGAATAAGGGCGACTTCTCCTCCAATCGTTGCCGCAGAGAATCGCATTGCGACCGACATCAATTTTGCAGCCGCCAGAAGATCGACGGCGGTATATCCGGCGGTCGTACCGCTGCCGCTGTCCGCCGTGATAAGCCGCTTGGTTGAAATCGTTGGGACGGTAATGACACCGGCAGCCGCAATCTGCGTATAAGCCTGCCCGGTCGGTGCGGTCCCGATAGCACCGTCTGCACGGTCGAAGTCATCGAAGAACGTCACACCCGCCTTGGAAAGCGTTGCACACGAGACGCCGGACTGCGCGGTTCGCAGGAACGTGGCCCTGGCAATCGTGGCATTGAGATACCCCGTGGTTCCGCCGCCGAACTGCCCTTCGTTGAAACCGGTTGGCGAAGTGATGGCTGCCGTGACCGCGGTTTTGCCATTCAGCGACGCTGTGATGCCAGTCGGGGAAATCGCCAGAACAACAGTTGATCTGGTCAGGATTGGCACCACGCCGATTGTCGTGTCAGTCAGCGTCGATCCGCCGGAAACTACCTTGCACTTGAGCAAGTAGCCTGACGTGTAAATCTCAATCCGGTTGTTGGCGGCATCGCCCGAAATCCGTTCCTCCCAAACATTGAAGTTTGGATTGAGACGCGGCGCATTGAACGAAAGCGCAACCGTTCGGTTTACGCTAGCAAAATAGGCCGAGCCGCCCGACAGCAACGCCACATCCGCCGACCGTGTCGCGGCGGGCTGGAAGGTGGAACGATAAGCAGATTTCTCAATCTGAGGCCGCTCGATGCGGTATTTTGCATTGATCGGCGTTCCGCTAACAACAACGGGATTGATCGGATAGTAGGTAAGCCGCTCCGTCGTCGCCGGAAGCGTTCTCACATACTGCTGCGGGAACACCTTGTCGCTCTGCGGGGCCGCCCCGGCCTTATAGGTGCTGTTCCCGATCAGTGCCCCGGCTGCGGTATAGTATTCAAATAACTGATCTGAGGGGCTGTTTATCCCCGTCGATTGGAAGCAGCGAACGAAAGCTGACCCGCACCATACATCCCCAGCGACGCAAACGGCGCCGCCGGTCCCGGTCGGGTTGACGCCTACATAAAAACCAGCAGTTCCGGTCGGAGTTCCAACGAACGTAAATTCAATACCCGTTGCATCTAGTGCAGTAATCGTTGTCGTAATCCCGCCCGGCATTCCCTTGAATGTCCAGCTAGTCGGGAATGCGCCACCGGAGCCAATTACCCCGGTCGCAGCGCCCGCTAATGTCGGGCTTGACGCACTGTTGACAGCCGACGCCTCGATCAGCAGTCCTGCCGAAGCGGCGAATATCTCGTCACAACTGATTCGGGCGGCATTGATCGCGGCGGTCGATAGCGAATAGTCCGAATTGACAACCTGCGCCGTTGTGGATCGAGTGACGGAAACCCCAGCGGAGTTACCGGCCGCAAAATTACAATCTATGGTGCCGACTAAATTGCGCAGGACGTTTTTACGAGCAGATACCCTCGATGGCATGACTTAATCCTGCAGGGCGTCGAGCGTGACCGTGAACACCTCTCCCGTCCCCGGCGTCCATGTGCCGCCGTTGCGAGCTTCGAGTATGCCGTAAATGATCTGCGCCGTGGCGACGTAAGGGATCGATCCGCGCGAATTGTCCGGTGCCCCGGTGCCCCACGCCACGTCCGAGAATCCGACAAAAGTCGGGATGTCGATGTAGCCGAGATAGCCCTTACCCGAGGCGACAACTACGGTGGTCATTGCCGAATTATCGCCGGCGCTTGTAAATGTCGGAATGGTATTGAACAGATGCAGGCGCAGCGAGGCTGTTACAGTATTGACCGACTTCTGGATCGACGCGCCGACGATAACGCCGGAACTACCGGAAACACGAGCCAAGGTCGTAAACTGCAAAGCGGCGACCGAACCCGCCGTAACCGAGTTGGCGACCAAATCGCCTAGCGTGTAAGCGGTTGTATCAGCGGGTCTTGTAACTGTGGATGACGCCGCCTGCGTGATTGTGAGGCCACCCGTTGCCACCGGCGTCATCGACGCAATGCCCTGCATCGAGACGACCTGTGTCGAAGCCGAGCCTGCCGTACCGACCGTTAGTGCGCCAGTAACGAGCGCTTGAACGCTGGCGCTGATCTGCTTCCAGATCGATATGCCGGAAACTGCAGTCGTGTCCGTTGCTGTGGACTTGGCGTCGGCTTTCGCGCCAAGCGTGGCCTGGCCGCCATCTGCCATTAAGGCGTCAATGGTGGATACATCGCCCGTGCCCGTGTTCGGAACGCCATTAACGACACCGACTTTATTTCCAGCAATGGCTGCCATATTTTAAAATCCGTATATGTAGAATGTGGGAGTTGAACCGCCGCCGCCGCCGCTAATTCCATTGACCGCAATGCGCGAAAGTTGGCCGTAAATATCGTTGGCGTAAGCGCCCGTCGCGCCAGCGTCGGCGATCTTTTTGATCTGCCCATAGATATCGCCGTTGTACGTTCCGGCCGCGCCGACCTGATCCGCGATACGTTTCAGTTGGCTGTATTTGTCACCGCTATAACCAGAAGCCGCGGCGCCGACCTTGTCGGCAATGCGGTAGATCTGCCCATAGATATCATGCGGGTATGTATCGGGAGCACCGGCATTATCGGCGATCTGCAATAGCATTCCATAGACGTCATTGGTGTACGTTGGCATCAGATTAGCGGCGGGCGGTAATTATCAAGGATATCGGTAATCGAAGGATCCATGTTACCCGCCTCGGTCCCCGTAGCGATCCACCAACTCTGCTCCAGAACTCCTGGAATATTCTGCTGTTTCAAATTCGGATCGCGTCCCTTGGAAGCGAAGCGACGCGTCACCATTCGAATAATGGCGTCTTCAACGTCAACCGGTATCGTTGCGTAACCGGCCGAATAGACAATAGTCAGCGGGAGCGGATGCCAGTAGACCGATAATCCGGATGCATCCAGGCGCGTTAATTGCCCATTCGTTTTATCGACCAGATAATCGGTATTTTCGACAAGCAGGGTGCTGTCTTCGGTAACGTTCGTGCTGCTGGCAATCAGAGGCCACCGCGCGAGCTGAAGTACCTTGACGCCGCCGCGGACCATTCGATTAGGATGATCGGCAAAGAACTGCTCGGAAAGTGTTTCGATCGCAAAGGTACGGTTGCAATACTGCATCGCAGCCAATGACGCGCTGCTGATATAGCGAGCAAGGATAGAATCGCTGGCACCGTCCTTGACGCCAAGTTCGTCCTTAACGTCGGAGAGTTCGGTCAGGTCATAACTTGTCGCTGCAATCGTAACGGTTAGGATCGATTGCATTTAGAATGATCCTGATCCGCTGTCGTGCGGCTCGTCTTCAATCCAGAGAAAAAGACCGAAGATAGTGACAGCAAAGCAGATCTCAAAAATATGAGACATCCTATTTCAGTTTCAGCGTTGGCTTGTTCTGATTAGTCGATTTCACCACGGGTTCTTCCGGCGCAATCTCGGCCTTTTCTTCGGGCTCATCCGATCGTTTCTGCATCTTGATGGATTGCAGCAATTCCCGCAAATACCGCGCGCGCGGTGATTCGTATTCGGCATCGCCCTTGGCGAGATAATCTTTTCCTGCTTGCATCATTTCCAGCACTCTTCCGGGACACCGTTCTGTTGAAAATCAGTCATTGACTGATAGTGAACATTCAAATTGATGTCGGGCCATCGCGCCATAAGCTCGGCATGGCCAATTGCAACGCGATTTGCGAGATGGAGCGAATTGCCGGCGGTTTCCCACTTGCGCCAAAATTCGATGTCTTCATCGATATGACCTTCATTCCAGTCTAGATCTGGAGACGGCACGGACTGAAACCACGGCTTCGCCATCTTCTTAAGCGCCGCTGTTCTGATCAGCGTAAGCCCGAAGTGCGCGGTTGAAACCTGAGAGGTATCACCTTCGAATCGAGTGCGCGGAATGGTCGGCGCATTCTTTTCCGCTGAATCGTCTCGAACCGTGAACAGTGCCGTATTTAGATGGCGCGATGATTGGATGGGCGCTAGTGCATCAATGTCAGGGTAAAGGCACATTAGCTGCATGAGATGCGCCAGATGGCGGGGCAGGAAAACAGAATCGTAATCGATAGTAAGGATCGCGTCCGGATCATCTTCCTCGATGATCCGTTCAAATACCTTGGTCATCGACTGGCCCCAGAAGGCACCGCCGTGTTTTCGCAACTTCACATGACAAGGAAGGCACGCTTCCATGCAACTGAAAAAATTATCGGTGAAAGTAAGTCTCGGCATGCTCATCGCGCCGGAGACATTGATCTCCGGCATATGAGGCTTGTACGCCTCCAGGTTCAGCGAGATCGGATAAGCAGCGCAGTCCTCGATTTCCGAAACCCATGGCCGGATTAGAACTAGACCCTGGCCGGCGAGTAATGCCCGCAATTTGTCGCGATCGAACATCGCCTTGTGGTAATCGTTCTGGTCGACCTGGCCGCCCATCATGTACATTTCATGAGGCTGCGCTTTGCCGTTCAGATAATCCTCCGCAATCGTTTTGAAATCTGGAACGGCGATCTTGAGTTTGCCGCCCTTCTTGAGAGCGCGAACCCAATCCTTCAGGACCGCTTCTACCTGGCGGTGCGGGAAATGTTCGAGGACGTGAGAGGCAACAATTTCGTCAACCGATCCATCGGCGTAGGGCAGCGGATATATCTCAGACCCGTAATCTCTGCCGAGCGGAATGAAACTGGGGCGCGCAATTTCGCCTGCGCCTAAATCAAGTTTAATCTCAAATTTCGGAAGCGTAGCTTCGATATGCATTTGTTGCCCTTGTCGGAGGGGATCGATGGAGATGGACCGACATCCATCTCCATCTATTCAGCGCTGAGGTCTCATTCCGCTGTCGGGCAGAATTGGACGCGTTAACCCTCGACGAGCGAGAGCACGCCGGCTTTAGCTGCGGTCGACGGCGATTGTTCGGCTCGGAAACCGTTAGCGTTGACGGCGAACGTCTGCGTCGTGGTCGGCGAAACAACGACGTTCAGGTAACGCTTGCGGGAGCGGCAATCGACGTTGAACTTGTAGGCGTTCACGCCGGAGGTCTTGCCGACGCCCAACACATAATCGACGTTAGTCGCAGCGGCAGAGCCGCCGCGGAAACCGACGACGTCAGCGAAGCTGGTAACGACAGTCGTATCGCTTTCCTGGATCTTCAGAACGGAAGGCGAACCAGCCTGCGTCGACGCGCTCTGCGTGGTCGCGGAAATGTCGATGGTGACAAAATCGACACCCAGCGTATCGATATTCGCCGACGTTCCGGTTCCGGCGTTGGTTACGGCGCCGATGCTACCGGTGTTGGCATCGAGAAGAAGTTTAGCTGCGGGAACAGTCATGGGTGCCCTCCTTGGGCAAAGAGATAGTGAACGTCGCCGTATCCGCTGAATTGCGGCCACGTCGTTATGTCGTCTTTAGGCAATTGCCCTTGGGACAGGATTGCGAGGCTAAACAGCCCCTCGCGCGGCTTTGGATTGAGCATTCGCTTGTCGCGTCGCTCTTACTTTGGCAATTCTAGCGGCCTTCTTAACTGGATCTTTCCAGCCCGCATTGCCGGCGGCTGAGCCAAGCGATGCAATCGCTTTGGCATGAGCTAATCGCCTCAGTTTCTTTTCAGGGTCCAGCATAGGGCTGGAGAAACGTTAGCGCGTTGCTCCAGCCCGACTCTTATAGCAGATTATTACGGAGCGACCAGCGAAACCAACGGGCCGGCATTCGTGTTATCACCGAAATCATGGGCCGATATGTCAAATCGCTCTGTCCCGAGTAACCCGATCTGATCGTTCTCGAAATACCGATGGTCCGAACGCTTGATCGTCACGCCGCGGCGTTCGCCCATCATCGCCGCCTTGGTCAGGTCGCCGAAGAAAAGCATCGCCTTGGTGGTCTGCGACGCTGCGGTGATCGGAAGTTTCTGAGCGATCGTCACATCGAAGCCGAGCAGCCGCTTCTGGATGCCCTCCGAGAGGATATCGAGACGGTTGCCACCAGCGCCGGCCAAGAGACTCGCAACGCAGGAATAGAAACCCTGTTGCGACATATACCATTTGGCACCACCGAACGCGTACTGCGGCAGCGTACCCATCAATCCCGTGAGATCGCCCAGCGTCAGCAACGCGAAGGTATTGTGGCCAGTAGCCGCAGTGAACTTCGATGCGTTGTGATTGCCATCGGTCGCAAGCACGGTAAGACCGCGAATACCGCCGTAGGGGCTAGACCCGTCGCCGTTGAAACCACAGTCGTCTTCTTTCGAAGCGAAGGCGTAGGCCATTTCGCCGACAAGCCAGTCAGCGATCGCGACTACGGCATCCTGTTCGATTTCAGTCGACATGCGGGTCAACACGGCACACTTCTTAGCGGTCAGGTTGACGTTATCCCAGGAAGCCTGAGACTCGGTCACGCCCTGATTTTCACCAGTGAAGAACGCAGTCAGGCCACCAGTCCGACGCGGCCAATTGAGCGTATCGGAACCCATCGGGACGACCTGGCATTCCTGCCGGAAGACGCCGAATTGTTCACGAAGCACGATGATGTTGGCCATCAGCTCTTCGGGAACGAGGTAGCCGCCAGCGCTGTCAACGCCTTCACCCTGTGCCTTCTGAATGCCAATGCCGCGCGCCTTGCACCAATCCTGCGCTTCTGGATTGTCCATCAGGGTCGCTTTGAACCACATGCCGGCCGTGTACGCCTGATCGACGGCACGATACATTTGACCCTTGATCTCGCGATCCTGGAAGTTCTTCACCGTGCTGAACAGCTTGTGTGCGCTGGGAGGAGCGAACGGCGTCAGACGGTCCTGACCGGGGACGGCGGTCGCGAGGTTACGCGCGATCGTCTCGGCCTCTTCAACGCGCCCGAGGCGCGCAGTAACTTCGACGAACTTTTCCTTAAGTGCGTCGTAGATATCCTGCTTGAAGCCCTCATCCTCGGACTTGCCGGCCATTTTCTCGATTTCGTCAGCCAGCGCAGAGAGCTGCTGTTTGACTTCATGTTTCTTGGTCGCCATCGCTATGTTTCCATAAATGTCGCTGGAGCGCTGCCCGGGCGCGTGAAAATGGGCGGTATCGCCAGCGACGCGATGCGCGGCCCGACTCCCGGTTGCTCCAGGTGTCGGTCGGTAGAAATTCAGAAAGATATTTTAGATTTGGACGGAAGCCCTTAGCGCTTTCGCCTCTGCGAGGCGTTGTTCGCGCACGGATTCCGCACTGAGAACCGTAACGGTCGGGACAGGATCAACGTCCGGCTCTACGTCATTGTCGCCATCAGGATCGGCAGCCGCGTTGCTGGCCAGAACATCCTTGATGCATTCTGTTGCGGACGCGTGATGGTCCATTGCCTTCTGCAGCAACGCCTCGTTGGCGTTGCTGATCTTTCGCCCAGCCTTATCCACTGGCGCGATAATAATTTCTGCGGTTACGTCTTTTTGTTCGGTGATATCTTTTTGCTCGTATTCGTCGGCGATTTCCTTCGCCAACTCGATGACATCAACGGGCGCTTCAGTCTGGGCGAGGCGCACCTGAGCGGCCGTAACGCCAGATTTAATCGCCTTTAGCTCACCGTCGACGATATCGGCGAATGGCAGTTTATAGCTGCTTCGCAGCACGGGATTCGCGGCGTCGTGAATAAGGAAGCCGCGAGCGGCCTTGGCGCCATCTGGGCAATCGCCATCGAATCCGGCATCATCGAGAACGCGTTTCGCCGCGGCGGCGCCGTCCCAAATCTCGGCATCGGCTACCGGTAAATCATCGGCGGCGCCGACCTTCCAGTCAGCCGCTTCGGATTTCGCTAGATATTTCTGGCGCGTGGTGCGCGGGGTCTTGGCCTGGCGGAACGTTTCCTCAAGCACGTTGCGCGGGATCAGCACCTTGCCTTCGCCGTCCAAAATTCGCTCCGCCCATTCCGAGATCGGACCCGTATCAATGCCGGCTGATCGCGCATCGATCAGAGCATTTTGATTGCAAGGAATTGGGCACAAACTGACCTCGAGTAAAATTTGCTTGATAAAATCCAAGCCCGATGGCCGCTTCTTGTCCTTGGAGAATTCCCATTCAGTCGGGATGAAGCCGACCGAGACCGCATTTAGGAATTTGCCGCGAACCATTTTTGCAAGCGTAGCAGCAAACGGATAAATATCTTCCGTTACGAATTCGAGATCGCCCTTCAGTTTGCCGGCGATAATTCCCAAGTTTTCCCATCGCCCAATGGGTGGCATAGAACTATCGTGGCACCAGAGGCCGACTCCGTTCTTTTCTTCGAAGTCTTTAAGATTTGTCCATCCAGATTGTTTGATGAGATCTCCGGAAAGATCTATGCTCTCGTCGCTGCATGTAAACCGAAAGACGTTCGGATTTGCGCCGTCGACCTGAGCTGGATCGCCAGGCATCGCCCGCAAAATACGGCAATCGGGTTGTGCGCCATCCTTGGCGGCAATCCTGAACGCATCTGCAGTCAAGAGTTCTATCGGCATTGAAACCTCGTTCAGTCTATCGGTGCGCCTAGCGCGGCTAGGCGGGCGCGCAGCCGATCAATGAGAATGTCTTTTTGGTGGTGTGTGAGCCAGCGATTGACTTTAGTCGCCGAATGGCGATTGCGACCGGCTTCGGATTTTTCGCCAACACTTTTCTCGTCGTGACAGACGGCGCATAGCACCTGAAGATTAGCTAGCTTCGTTTGTCCGCCACGCATCATTGGTATGATGTGGTCAATCTGCCATGTTTTTGGTGGCGCAAAAAAATCGAGCGGGACAGCACAATTCTGGCAGGATGACCCGGATCGCTCAAACAGAAACGCTCTTAGAAATTTTCCAGAAGCGCCGCGCGATGCATATTCAGCGTCTGGATCGGCCAACATTTTAGCTCGGCCTGTATTTAGCCGCGCCGACTTGCCGAGATATTTCTGAAGTACCCCAATGTGATGCCCGCAAAGCGTGTTTCGCGCGTAGTCACCCTTGCGGGTAAGCAGCGTCTTGTGTGCAAGATATTGTCGGCCGCGGCTAGATTGAAGGATGGTTCGACAGGCCATCGTCTCATTGCATTCTGGCCAACAACATTTTATTTGATGAAGGCCGAATGCATCGGTGCATTCTCTCGAGCAAAATGTGCTCTTCTTCAACTGGCTTCGCCGCCGTGTTACGGGATTACCGCATTGATGGCAGGGCGCACTTACATGCGTCCTAAGTTCTACCGCCTCACAACATGCCTCTGAGCACAGCCACTTGCCTGCTGTCGGATGCGCTCTCTTCGGGTTTGTTTTTCGGATTAATCTATTTCTCCGGCGATAGTGCAGTCTATTGCATTCGTCGCAGGGGACGACTTCTCCGGTTTTTGGTCGGCTTCCGACCTTCCGCGCGATTGCGGGGATGCTGTCAAACAGATCAAAAAGGGGTAATGTATTTTTAGCCATTGTCTCGCGCCTCCAGCGCAGATGATGGTTAGGGTTGGCGCGGTGTTACAAGCACTGCGTCAACCCGCTAATTTTACACTTTCTCCCGTTAAAATACTAGAAGTTTCCAGTTACCGGCATCCCAAATTTACGGCGCGACCAACGCGGCGAGCGGCCCGAAATTGTTGGAATCTCCAAGCCCATGCACGACTGCATGGAATCGCTCGGTTCCGAGGACGGCGATCTCGTCCTGATCGAGATAGCGATCCGCCGAACGCGCCAGGGTCAGACCGCGGCGCTGCCCGAGCGCCCCGCCCTTATACATGTCACCGAAGGCGAGCATCGTGGCGCCGGAAAGCGTCGTACTGATCAGCGGAAGTTTCTGAGTAAGGATGACGGGGAAGCCCTGGAAGTAGGGTGTCATCACCCCATCGAGTTCTGCCATGGGCAGATAGCCGCCGCCAGCGATGCGGATGAGGGTCTGAGCAAGACAGGTCTGAGAACAATACCATGCCGCATTCGGGATCGCGGCGGCTGTTACCGACGCCATCAGACTGCCGAGATCATTCGAATCGAGCGTCAAAAATGTATTGTGGCCGGTGGCAGCAACGACCTTTGCCTTGGCATGATTGCCATCGAGCACGATGGATCCGATGCCGCGCATCGTTCCGTACTTCGAAGTCCCGTCGCCATTGAAGGCGCAATCGTCTTCCTGAGCTGCGAATGCGTAGCCGATTTCGTTCGCTACAAAATCAACGATGTCCGAGATCGCATCTTCTTCAAGCTCGCTCGATATCCTGATGAGCGAAGCGATCTTCTTGGCCGTAAGATTGACCTTATCGAGAGTGACGGCGGTCTCTACGTTAACGCCAGCGCTGTTATTACCTCCAACGAAGAACGCGCTGGCGCCATCTAGGCGCCGCGGAACATCGGTACTATCAGACGCCATCGGAATGATGCGGGCGCGACGACGGAAGGCGCCGTAAGTATCGCGAATATCCAAGATCGCGTTCGAAAGTTCGTTCGGAACCAGGAAGCCGCCGCTGGAGTCGATACCTTCACCGGTGGCCTTTGTGATCGCCACGTTATTCGATTTGCACCACGTCAGCGCTTTTTCGTTATGATAGATCGTAGCAAGGATCCATTGACCGGCGCGCTGATATCGCGCCTCGATCTCTGGACCACGCCCCGGAAACGCGCGATGCCTCATTCGTCATCTCCTGATTCTAATTCGGTCGCGCCAGTGTTCTGGACGAAATCGCTTTGTTCGCTCACGATGTACGGCGCTATCGCGGATTTCTGCGGAGCGGCCGGTGTACTTGGAGTATCCGGCAACGTTCCGCCATCGGGACGACCGGCACCGTCCGGCGCTGCGCCTGACATGTCCGAACCGCTGGGCGCAAGATTGACCGGCGTTAGAAGGACGTCGCCGCCCTCCAAAGGAGGATCGCCATTTTCGGCGCGGCATTCATTTTGTGTCGAGATGCCCGACATGATCTTGAGGCGCTGGTTATTGATCCGCGTCGCTTCCGCGGCACGAAGCAATCTGCGCTCGTCGAAATCAGCAACTAGACCTTCTTTATCCAGATTGAATTTCTGAACGAACTTCTGTTCCCACGCGTCTAGATCAGGCATGATCGTGGTATTGACGTATTGCTGATCGGCGTCGTCAACCTTGAGCCTCGACATCTCGCCCTTGATGCCGAGCTTGTAGAGCGGCATATCAAACCAGCGCGCAATGTCGCCTATCGAATATTCACGCTGCGCTATGAATTCCAGATCAACCGAGCTAAGCTGCGTCGCCTGCCATTTCAGTCCCTCTTCAAGGATCGCAGTTTTTCCGGCGTTGTTAATGCCGGATCTGAGCTGTTCCCATTGCGTTCGCAATCGGGTTGCGGCGTCGAGAGATAGAAGTTTGTCCGTCTGCAGCACGCCACTCGGACGCGCTCCGTTATTCATGAATCGTGCGGCTTGCTGTTCGAAGCCCATCGCTAGACCGATCGAGTCTCGCGCGATCGAGATCAGAGAAAGGCCCATCAGCATATTGAAGCCGATATTCCGAAGATGAAAAATATCCTCTTCCGGAATCATCAGTGGTTGCGTTTTCAGGATGGCATTCAAAAAGATGCCCTGACGCGTTACCGAATAGAAGATTTCGCCGCCCGGCGCCTCGTAAAGGATTACAAGATCCGGATTGATCGGAATCAGCGCGGTCGGATTTCCCCGCCCATCCCGCATGATGACCGCAAACGCGTTGCCGCGAAGCAAATACGCTCCGTGCATCTGGCGAGCCCATTCGGTCCAGTCTTGCCACTGATTTGGGCGTTTGAATAATTTCGCGACCGGATGATTCGTGATCGGCTTATCGGCGCGCGCAGAATTCTCTCTCATCAGCCGCGGCGAACAACGCGCAACATCCTTCGACCTAATCGAGATACAAGCAAAGACCGTCGAAACACTGACGGCGGTTGTCTGATTGACGGCAAGTCCAGTTGCGGACTTCGTTCCACCGAGCAACGGATATAACGTGGAATTGCCGGTAGCTTTTTCGACCGTCCCGCCAAATACGCGGCGGCCCCAGTCGATCAAACCCATAAAGAATTTCCTTAGACGACTAGAATCTCTCTAGTCTCATATACTGAGGCGTCGGACCCAAATTCGGCGATTGCCGCACCCGTCGACATCGCTATCGTTACGAGACCGTCAATTCGTCCGCGTGAGCGTTTTTTATCGAATGCCCTGTTCTTCTGACCGTCTGCAATCAGAAGGGCATTCGCCGCGCAAGAGTAGGTCACGGGCGACCGCTCGATGGTGATGCCGTTGTTTAGAATTCGATCCTCGAGTCGCTCAACGGAGCGCGGCATACATAGCCGCTCGATCGGTTGCCCGTTCTGATCCAACTCTTTGTAGAAAATAACTCGCGTACCCTGACCATGCGAAACTAGTTTAAGACCTTGGCCCCGATCAGTGTCCGGACCTTCCCAGAGCCAGACCGCGAAACCGTTCGTCTCGCAAGCCTTCATGAAGTCGCCCATGCCGGCCGGATCGAATGCTAGAAACTGAACATCGAACTCGCTGCAGATCTCGGCGACCTTGGCTGCGATATAAGTCTTGTCGATCACGGCACCGGTGACTGCTGTCAGATATCCGTCGGCTTCCCATTGCACATAAGGCGCGTTATCGGACGTCGCTCGATCGGCGAGTCCATCCTTCGTCGTCCAGTACCAGGTCTTGGCCCAGAGATGCTTGCTGTCGTCAATCCAAACTGCTGTTAGCGCTGTCAGATCGTTCTTCTGTGATAAATCGATCGATAGCCAGCATTTGCATTTCTTCAGTGCTGGCAGATCAAGGTCGCCCTGAACGGCCGACCATGCTTCTTCCGCAATCCAGAAGTCCACTGAGCCTAGCGGGATTCCGAAGAAGAGACGTTTGACGGACATCGCCGTCGATATTTTCCATCTTGCCGTATTGACTTCGCCGCGGATATTTTCGACCGGGAAAGTAATATTAAGCGCGGGAAGCGCCTTAGACCAGCACGCCTCGTTATCGAAAACGGTTTCTCGGTCGGCCTTGTCGACGCGGGCGATGAAGGCAAAAGCCTCATCGTCCCTAATCTCTCCCCTCGCTACCTTCTGATAAAATTCCGAATACTCTGTGCCAACGATCTGCGTTGACGCCGGCGTGTTTGTGCCAAGCAACATCAATGCGTCGCCCGACATTTTAGCGATTGCCCGCATCCACGTCTCGATCGACGCGTTAGTTTTCATCTCGTGGATTTCATCAGCCGCAACGAGTATCGGCTTAGGTCCGGAGATCGCCTCGCCATTAGCCAGAGACTGGAAAACAGAATTAGTATCTGGATGCTCAATCTTGAAGGCATTATCCAGAATTCCGCGGATGACTACTTGGCCGCGGCTTTCTAGCGTGTCACCATCTTCCGGATCGGAGCCCGGTATAGGCGCGCGGCACATCGCCGCCGCATCCTTGAACAAGACATTCGCGGTCGCCTTATCCTGGCCGATCGCGTAGACCTTGGCGCGCTGCACGCCGTAATAGCCCATCATGTACAGGCCGATGGCGGCCATCAATGGCGATTTGGCTTGACCCTTTCCGGTCTCAAACCAGCCGGAGCGAAACCGCATCCGGCCGGAGTCCTTACGCCAACCGAACAGCGAACCCACGCAAAACGTATGCCATGGCAAAAGATTGAAGGGCTGCCCAACCTTTGCACCCTCAGTAATCGATAGGACTGCCGGGAAGAAACCGAAGGCATGTTCGGCTTTCTCTGGGCACCAGTGAAGGCCGCGCGCCGCGCCGTCTACCAAATCCTTAAGATGGCGCTCTGCGGCATGCCGGACTATCTCGCCGGAGACAATCTGTCCTTTGACGACATCACGCGCCCAGCGCGTGGTCGGATCACTTGGTAACCGACTTGAGGTATCCACCGCCGATGAGCGACGGTTTTTGCCTCTGGACTTTTCCGCCATTGTTGCGTCGTCGCGGTGTGATGGTCAGCTCCGCTTCAGCGGCTGACGCCATCGCATTCGCATCCTTTAATACTGTGAACCACGGATTATAGGCGGGCTGCTTTTTGCCCTTGCGCGGGAACACCGCGCCTTCTTCCGCGACGTGGCGCATTGCGATCTCATATAGAACATAGCAATCTATCAGCCGCTTAATCTGGCGTTCATTAGCGTTCGCCAGTTTCTCGGAACTTCGAAGCTCGCCGACGATGACCCGCCATTGCTGGCGCGCCAACTCCTGATCTAGTTCATCAGTAAATTGCGTAGACCAATCCGGCTCGGTAATACCATCCACGATCGACAATGGAACCGGCGCCTTGCGTGGCTCCAGTGGAGACACCTTATCTTTTGGTTTGCGGCCGGCGCCGATACGCTTCCCGCCATGCATCGACATCAGATTTGAATTGTTCCTCAAAATCAAGAAATCAAAATGATAACAAGTTCAATTTGTTATCGCCATATTGACCTCATTATGCGATGGGTCGGTCTTGATTTCAGGTCTTACTGCAAATGGAGCTATTTGACCGGTTCCAGCCTCTATTTCGGCCGGCAAACAAACCCCTATCCCCGCTGCATTGCGCTAGATTTTATTCCAAGGATGTGCGGGGTCAATTGGTCTGCCGTTGGCGTCACTGCCCGACATGAAGCCACGCGCCTCGTCGCGTTGTTTAGTGCTGTTGTGGTGCGTCTCGCATAGAGCCGCCCAGTTATTATTCTTGTCCCAGAACAACGACTGATCGCCACGGTGTGGCTTGATATGGTCGACCACGGTTGCAGCTACCTGCCGGCCCATGCCAGCACACTTGATGCAATGTGGATGGGACTTCAGATAACCTCTGCGAGCCTGACGCCATGCGGCGCCATATCCTCGCTGCTGTGCTGTTGCTCTTGCATCTGTCACAGTAGACACCATTGAGCGCGTGGCAAAGTACGGCGACCAGAGTAACAAACATCAGGCGCAGTCATCGTCCGGCGCGCAATATGCCACGTCGCACGGCAATCCATTGTCCGCGTGGTCCATGGTCAGATCACGATCACCGCCTACGGATGATCCATGGAACAGATGCTCAAGCCCGATGGTTTGACGCCTACGTTGGATGCGAGCCTTGCCGCCATCCTCTGGCAAATCGTCGATCAACGGAGTTGTTGGGAAGCTGCTTTCGTAAATAGCTTGGGCTTGCCGGATTAACGCATCGCGATCAACTTCGGGGCGAAATGGAATAATTGTTGCGCTCATATTGTCGCCTCGCGAATATTATTTGCGCCGGTACGTTGCCGGGTTGAAGATGGTAATCCAGAAAATCATCAAGAGCATGACGGCTTCCCCTCGGATAAATTTCGCCCCGTCCCTACCAATCAGGATGGCCTACCCTCTATGTGGACTTACGGCGCTCGGGGCCGGTCAGGCGATCAACTCTGACCGTTTCTCAATCGAAATCAGATCCAAAATGGAGCACCTGATAGACGGCCGGGCCGCGCTTGGATGCTGGAATATGGAATAGGCCCCAATGGCTGCATGAAATCATGCTACTGGTTCCTTTGGGTGTTCGTGTAGATATTTTGAATCATAACTCTGTTCTGGCGTGTCTTCCGGCAATAGTGCAAGTGACTGCAACCAAGCGTCGCCCATCAATGCTGTAGTCGCCATCGTCATCGCCAGCATTTCGAACGGATCAGGACCAATCCAGAAGGCGCGGTCGCGATTTGATTTGGCTCGAAAATCGGTCCCATAGATGATCTGTGCTGTCATGCTAGATCCTTCCATGTAAGGCACCGGGCGGCGCTAGCTCTCTGGTGCCACAAGGGCTCATGTATATTTGAAGAGAGCTGCAAGCACCGCCCGATTGGGGAAACATCATCCCACGCCGCTCAGGGTGGCCACCCTTCGTTCTCGTGAGTTAAACACTGCGTTTTCTAGGACACGAGCGGGGTAAGGGCTGATTAGACCCGTCCAGAACTCGCCATTCTCAGAAATCACTCCGATCCACAATGCAATATTAAATTAGCGTAAGATCCGCCGCTTGTCCCCGTCGAGACGACGCGCGGGCGTCGTGGGCGGTAATTATTAGCGCTCCGGCCTAACGGCTGGCGTGCGGATCCGCTTTTACAATGCGGGCGGCAGGCGCTCGGAGCTAGACGGCCAACGTCCTGGTTTAAGGCTAACGCCGGGTTTGAGACGTGCCGTCTGTCTGAATTGGAACGTAGAGTTTGCAGCGCTTATACGATCGGACAACAACCGCGGCTTTTTGGTAAGCCCGCTGATAGGTTGGATTTCCGGCCCTGTTTTCCAGGTTGAGCGCAACGCTCTCAAGCACGTCGTGAAGATCGGCGCTATCCATGCTGCACATGACCTTGGTCCGGAATTTTTGGCGCATTTCTAGAAGCTGAGACCCCGCCAATTTTGCGGGTCATCGGCATATCCGGGGGATTTACCCCGGCGTGAGAAATGCTGCAAGTCCAAGAACGGGTCGAACCGTGGTCCTTGCAAATTCCTGCCACATCGATCGGCGCAACTGCGATGCAAGCGCGAACCGAACGATACGAGATATGGTTGATTTGTTCTTGGGCGTCTATTAACGAAGTATTCAAACGGCCTCCTTGTGTTTAACAAAGTGTTAAGCATTCGCGGCATGATCTGGCAATCATTAGGCGTTCAAAGTGGGCGTCTAATTCCTTGAAATGCTCAAAGTGGGCGTTTACTTTTCCTCTGCAAAACTCTTGCGCGCGGCGTCTCTTATTAATCGCAGTGCGACGTCAATGTAGCTGTCATCCGCCCCCGGATCGCGATCAACAATGATGTACCTGTTCCCATCCGCACGCGCGACGATATTCCGCTCGCATAGAATCTGCAACTTGCGTTGTACCGTAGGACGCGGGATGCCAAGCCAGCGCGAAATTCCTGATGGGTTTTTGGTTTTTCCTTCCGTATGGCCCACAAGCACAGCGGCAGCGATTAGTAACATTTCTACCTCGCCTGCGATGGTAGTTATGAATCGCTTGCCTAAGTGCCTTTTTTGCCTGCCAATAGGTCCGGAATGTGCGGTCTTGATTAGGTCAATTTCAAGCTTTGCGATGATATTGCGCTCGGCTTCTCTATGCAGAGTCACACTGGCTCCTTGTGTTTGAGCGCGCGAATCACTTCTATGATTGGCGAGACGATTCCAAAATCACCCAAGAATTTTGCAACACGCAATGCCGCCCGTTCCAGCGCGTCATTCTCTGCGGCTCGGATGGCGGCTGCGATTTCAGCACGCATTTCGTTTGACTGATCCAAGTCCTCGCATGCACTTCCGGTAATGTTGATTTCCCAAGCCCGCTCTTCCGGTGTCATTGCGATTCCTGTTCAAGTCGCTCAAGTTCCTCAACCTCTTCTTGGGTGAACTTCACGTCTGATCGGTGGGTATTAAAAAAATCGATAAAGGTAACATCTTCAGCCTGTCCGACGTGGCAGATATAGCGGCGTAGGAGATCCCGGTAATCGATCTTGGACGGGCTGGTCGGTGTCATTGCTTGATCTCTAGCGCATAGGTTTGCAGAAGCGATTCCTTCTCTTTGGTGTCACCATATTTAACAAATTCGGTCTCTGTGAATCTCTCAATGCCTTGATGCTGCGTCGTTCGTACAGTCGATCGAACGTCAAATAACGCCACGCGCGAAGATTCCCACGTCAATCGGATTTGACCGGATCCGTCCTTCGACGGCAACACCTCAACCCCAACCAAAAACCTGCTCATGCTGCTACCACCTTATCAGCCGGAGCAAATTCTTTGGCTTGCGTGAAGCCGTGGTTTACGGCATTCAGCGCCTCTTCCTTTTCCCACCCAACAATTGCCGGACCACGATTTCCCAAACTGCAAAGCGTGGCCTCTTGTCCGCATCGGAAACCGGCTGCAAAGGCGAGAGCGCGTTGCGATTCTATTAGTTGCCGATGGGCGTCGCGTTTCCTGAAAAAGAACATTGATTTCTCCCTAAGCTGCTACCACCATGTCAGCCGGTAGGCTCGTCCGGATCATCCCCAATAATATCTCAATTCTACCCTTGCTGTCGATTTTGTTGATAGTCGCAATGAGGCCAGCATAGGCGCCGCCATCTTGGTCTACGCGTACCTTGTCGCCGCGTTTCCACGCCGAGCCGCGGCGCCCTCCAACCTCCTTGAGCCATATCTGATGCTCCTGCAATTGGCGTTTGAATACGGCCAGCACGGCGATATGCGGCAGTTGAACTGGATTTCCCAATACATCTCGCATGAAGGCGCGAACGCCGCGGATTTCTTCGATCTCGCCGTAGTCGCCAATTCCAATCGTTCTGAGGAAACCATAACCTGGGAACATCGGTTTTGCGATCACTCTCGTTATCTTATGACCATTTTTTCCGATGCGTCCGGTCTTGATGCGTTTTCGGATCACCGGAACGAACATCTCTAATCCCAATTTGTGCAGGCGCCAGACCGTCATCAGATCCTGCTGTGGTTCGGTCAACATCACGAACCACGGCGATTCCATTGGAGACGGAACGGGCTTTGGCTCGATGAGCGCCTCGCCTAGATTAGATGCTCGCATTCTTTTCTCCCTTGTATTCGTGCAGTTCACCGAGAGATAACGGCGGCAGCGCATCCCAGAGTCTAACTTCCTCGGTGTTCATTATCTGGGCGAGCACACGATTCCGTTTCGTGTTTGGCCGAAGCGGCCTAGACAATCCAATGGGTGCCACTAGGATTGCGTGACAGCCGACAACATCTGATATCGCAACGCCGCTGATACCTGTATTTGGCGCAGTCTGCGCTATAGCCGCAACGGGCATAACGGTCACTAGGGGCGCGATGCCGATGAATTGTAATAACGATCTGCGGTTCATTTCACTTCTCGACGATGTTAATTTTTGTGCATTTTATAAACTGTTGTTTGATATAGTGATCTCCAAGATCATCAGGTTCTAATCCAATATCGCAAAACACACAGCCGCAACTCGGCGTGTGCGCAATTTTAACGACATCGTTGAGTCCAGCCGCAATCTTGTTAAATACTCTCTTGTTCATGCTGCGGCCTTCGCTTGAATGCCATTATTCATTATAAGGCGCTGTAGCGCGGCTATGTCGTTTGATTGGATGTTGTTGTGTGCGCCGTAGTTTTCGACATCAGTTATAAGTTCGTTCTTTTCGAGAGGGGTCAATCCAATCCAATGCGAGTAGTAGCATTGTTTGGCGAATGCATAAGGGATCGATCTCGCCAACCTCTTGCGGCGAAGATCACGCATGTAGTCTGCGTGTGCCTCAGTCTCTTCCTCGCTAGGCGTCTGCACCCAAACAACCAATCGGCGCAGGTATTTGTGGATCAATTTAAACATTTCATTGCTCCGTTGATTTGCGATGTACTAATGCCCAAGGATACGCGGGGCTTTCAATCTATGGTTCAGCGCGGCGGTGGCGTCGCCGTCCGCTCGGCTCAATTCCTCATCAAATTTCCGCAACATCTCGGTTTTTGACATTTCGCCATCAGACACTTCGCCATCAGACAATATGTCGAGCATCAATCTTTCCTCTGGCGTCAAATCGTTAAGCGCAACCATCTCGATCTTCCTTCTGCACGGCCCAAGGATACGCGGGGCGCGCCAAAAAGTCCTATTGATCGCCAACCGCCACCAATTCAATTCCTGCCGCGAAAGCGTCGGCGGTGGCGGCGGACGTAAATCCTGACGACGACAGGATCAGGGCGATTGGTTCAATACCGTGCTTGGCTTCGAATGTGGATCGCGTTCCAATCATTTCCCTGACGACGGACGGACCTACTTTGGCGGTCCAGTGCTTGGCTTGCCCAATGGCAAACTTTCCGTTCGAATTATTGACGGCTAGAATGTCAATCCCGCCATCGCCGACCTTGTCAATAATCTCGTAGCCGCGCCCCTCCATCAGTTTTTCGCAAAGTCTTTCAAACTGGAACCAATTTAAGCCATCTAAAAGCATAACTTGCTTGCTTAATTCGATGACATCAAACAATGAGCGCGATGCAGTGCGGCTTCTATATCGCACCAATCCGCCGTCCGTCGCCTTTCCTGCGATGTGCGCACGGACCCATGTCTTTCCAGATGGAAATTCCGTAATACCGTGCAGCGTCGCTATCGCTTTTTGTTTTGCCGACGCGGAATGACCATCGCCTAATACCCTAAAATGAGATCGGATAAAATGCGGCGACACACTCCATATTTTGGTATCCGGATTCGCGGCGGCCGTCACCTTTTCGCGGTTGTATTTGCAGCGCGGCAGATAAATTATTTTATCGATCTTCTTCCCGTCGCGGCCGGTATGTCTTCTCACGCGCGGAGCACCAAGTCTGAACGCGTTTTCGCGGTTCTCCACGACCCAAAAATCCCTTAAGATCGCGGCGCTTAAGAAATAAATGGCGCTAAATTCGTCTTCGTCAAAATTTGATATCCACTGCACGGAGCGCTGCTCACGTACCGAAAGTTCGAAATAACTTCTAGTCATAGGATCTTGGACAGAAAATCTATTTCTGATGGCATCAAGACCGTCCGTAATGATTTCCCACTTAAACTTTTCCTGCGATACCTTAACCCGACATATCAGCCGGGCGTTGCCATCGGCATCTCGCCAAGAGAAATAAACGGTGTCTCGACGCTCGGAAACTTCAACGCCGGCAAAATCTCCTATTGAGAATTCAACCACGGCACCATCAGGAACGGTCGATTGCCTCGCGGCAACACCCTCCGTTAATAACATCTCCGCCAACCGATCGTGGCTGATCCTTTTGGCAATGGGTAAGGTGACGGAGAAATCGGGAGGATTGTCCCATTTCATGCCGACTTCACGACAGAACGACGCGGCTTCGGCGTCGTTGTCTATATCAATCAGATTCCAATCAGCCGGTAGAGAGAATGCAGCATGCCCGCTTGGAGTATCTTTGGCATGACCGAATAGAGGACATTGGCGATCAAGGATGGAATTTTTTCTCAATTCGTTGCGTTCTTGGTCAATTTTTTCACGCTCCATCCGCAAATGATGACATCTGATGCGCGGGTCAATTTCCTCTTTTCCATCTTTTTTTCTATTGAGATATTTTAGCTTTTCCCAATCGGTGATCCCAGGCGCCGAATCGAAAAGCTCCAGCGCGCGACGCTCGATTTCAGGACTGGTCCACGGATCTCCTGGCTTATATGGAGCGACGCCGTCGCCTAGATTAGATGCTCGCATTTTTTCCTACCTTATCTTCGTGAAACTCATCGCATAATGGCCGATCCGCAAACATCCACTCACGACACGCGATTGGATCGAGATAGGTCTTGGTGAGAGAAAACCGCCGCCGACCAGCAGAGGACGACGATTCAATATATTTTTCGAAGCTACTTGCAAGACCCGCGCGCCATTCATCGCTGATACGCTTAAGTTCGGCTAATGTTGGCCGGGTCTTGGTCACTGCGGCGCCCCCAAGAAATGGAACGGATGCCAAAAACCCGAAAAACAATCTGCGGTTCATTTCACTTCTCGACGATCTTGATGCCGTTTTCATCTAGCCATTGTTGCAACATGCAATCCATCACGCGGAACTGTAATGCCAATTTAGTCAAGCCGACCTGAGCCGCAGTCGGAGGCGCATCAACCTTGAGTATTCCGACTGCGACGGCCCAATCAGTCAAATCCTCCCCTAAGCAAGACGTGCCTCGATCTTCCATTTTTCCGAATAACTCAACTGCCTCGTCACGAGTCATGATGCATCCATTCGCAAAAAGATTCCAAGACTAGCCAACGCGATAAGAAATAACTCAACCGATATTACCGCAAATTGAAAATCACTCATGCTGCATCCTCCGTAGATTGAGGGGCTGCAACCTCGAACGATCCGATAAATTTCTTTTCTCGGACCATCTTCGCGCTCTCGGTAATGCGGACAAGATAATCAGCGCGCGGCGTCATCTCATCGAGCCTCGTTGCGGGTAGTGTTGGGCCTTCGCACAGAGCATCGAATTCGCCAAAATTCGCATCGCCGCGGCGGCGCACGTCTATAATGCGATGGTCGGGTGGAAAATTAAGTAATTCCGCAAGCAGACCCATACTGACCCGGATGATTCCGACGCGCTGATCCGCATCACTCTCGGATGTAATACAGTCCTCATTTTTCCGATCGAACTTCACGGATATGCTCATGCTGCATTTTCCGATTCTGGTGGCGCGATACGTTCGCCGGTTGCTTCGTCGTAGCCTGGCGGGAAAAGTGTTTTGCAGCGCGCCGCCACGGCTTCGGCGCCGTTGACGATGTGCTTGCTGAAGAACAACCATCGCAATCCGCGATCGCGATTGTAGGCATCCCAACAGACCGCCTCGGTCGTTCCTTGGATTACCAAAACATAGGGTTCTTGCGATGCCGCTACAGGCTCCGGCGTTGGCTTCCAATCCGGATCCTTCTTGCGTTTGAAATCCAACCAGCGGTCGCACCAAACCTTGAAACTCATGTCTGGATTGAAGCTAACGGCACGGGTTTCGAGGCTCCTCGCGATGAATTTACTCAATTCGGATTTTAGGTCCACTGCCTTCATTCCTAGTGAAAAAGCGTATTCGATGGCTGGTTCCGATGGTCCGTAATTTATATCGATTGGGGTTGGTTTTTCTTCCCCAACCAATTTTAAATCAGAGCGAGCGGGTTTTACTCCCTCTCCTTTTTCAATTCCTATTCCAGATTCCTCCTCCCCTTCACCTCCTCCATCCTCCATCTGCGGAGACTTTTCCGAACTAGTTCCGGACTGGTGGAGAACCTGTGACGAACCGTCCTGCCTTAGACCGGCGTAGGTGTGTAACTCCTGTGGCATGTGAAAGGTATATTTCGGCTTTTTTGGCCGTTGATACCGGCAGAAGTTACGAACCAGTCCGTAACTCTTGCCTTCTGATGTGAACTTTTTTACGCAATTGCACGTCGCCATCTCTTCCATAAGCGCCGCGATGTCGGCGGGATCGGCCGGCATGAGTCGCATCTTGAATTGCAGCGGCTTCCACTCGAATATTCCATGGTCGTCTGCTTCGGTCCAAATACCGATGTAGAGGACGCGCGCCGTCATCGACAACGACACGAATGCCTCGTCGGTAAATAATCCGGGATGGACACTGCGAATTCTAGCCATTGTAGCCTTTATGCGATTGCTCTGACGTTGGAATTTTCCGAATAATAGTGGCGCCACGCCTTAAGAACGCGACCCACCCGCTCGTATTCCGGGATCATGGTATTCTGCACTATCTCGTCGAAATCGGGGTGTGGCGGCGGGACCGGGGCTTGGGCCTGAAGATGCACCCGAAGAACGCGACATGACTCGGCCATGGCGTAAAGTGGATCTAAGTCAAACCATTCTCCGGCCATGCGCTTATCTGCGAAGTGTTTATGCAGTAGCGACTCCCAAACCCGCGCTATCCACCTCTCGGGGACGCGAAATTCCGCCAGCGTTATTACTGGCTTTGGGGATGTGGTTTGGATGGCCTTCTCGCGCTTCGCCAGATTGCCCGTAAACCCGATTTTAACAGGACCAAGAGGCTCAGCGTCGCGGCCATTGAAGCACATGAGATAAACTTGCCAGCCCATCACAGCATGCCCATGGCGGCTTGGTATGTCTCCAGGATAGCCTCCTGCTCCGCCCGCTCGTTGGCGTCCTGCTTGCGCATCCGGACGATCGTTCGCAACGCTTTCACGTCGAATCCATTCCCCTTCGCCTCCGCGTAAATGTCGCGGACGTCGTCGCTGATCGTTTTGCGCTCTTCCTCCAGCCGTTCGATCCGCTCAATGATCGCCTTGAGTTGATCCTTTGCGAATGATGTTGCCGGCGCTTCCGGCTCGACTCCGGTGTTGCTTCCGTGTTGGGGGGTCATGGCTTTGCTTGCTCCCATCGTATAAGCGCATTCGTAAGTTCGTCGGCCTTGCGGACCGCCGCCGCAAGTTCCGCCTTGAGGCGCGATATTTCCTCTTTTGCCTTGCGAAGGTCGTCGTCGTATCGACTGCCTTTGTCTTCGAGTTGTTTTTCGGCGAATGTTTTTCCATAAAAGATCATGACGCGATCTCCTTCGACTTCCCCGCCAGCACCTTCCCTCGCGCAACTAAATCACGCGCTTCCGATTCATCGATTTGAAATGCAGCCGCAATCTCTCGAATATTGAGAGCGGCCGAAAGTGCGAGGGCGAGCCCTGCTTTGTCGTCGCGGTCTTTGTCGGGGTGTTTTAGTTTCATGCGATGTTCCGTGTGATCTTCTTGAGATCCGCCATTTCGCGGTGAAATCCTTCGTCTACTTTTTCAGTCCAATAGCCGTCATATTTCGCCGCTTGTCCGATGGCCTTAAGCCGTCCGGCCAGTATCATCGCGCCCTTGTATGAGCCGTCGAATCCGGCGACGAGGTCAACGACGCGGGACGATAGGCCCTCGCGCCGCAGTTTTTCGCCAACGCGCTTTAGGGCCATTGCATATTCCAGCGCTGCAATACTCACGACGTTTTACCCAAAACTACTTGTTTCCCGTGAAACGGTTTCCGCATCCGTTGCTCTCGCGTGAGACTTTCCCTCGGAACCTTGACGCGTCCGCGTCCCCATTCTTTCTGATATGCGGTGTTGCAGGCACGGCAGTAGCGCTGCGGTGCCCTGTCATTTGGCCGGTCGCATTTTGAACAGCGCGGCACGCCGTCAAGCAAACCGCTCTCACGGCGCCGCTCTCGCGTCTTGGCGTGCATCACCGTCATTTGTTTCATGAGTATTGCTCCGCTGTCCAATTGTCCCAATCGAAGCCGCAGCGGCATTTGGCAAGAAAGGTCGGGCCACCGAGCACGGGCTGATTGATCGGCTCTCGTGTCTCTTCGCATTTCGGGCAGGTCGGTTCTTGAATTGAAATCACAGTACCGGGCGGGAATAGCTGTGCATCCAGTGTCAGCGGTTCGTGATTAAAATCACCGTCTTTGTCACCATCAGCGTAGCACCACCAGCGCGGCTCCATCTGGTCGCATTCCTTTCCGCCATACATATCCGGATTCATTTCGGCGCGCATCGTTTCGCGAAGTACTGGCTTGCTCATTCGCCCTTATCCTTCAGGTCGACCGCAGCCCGCACGACGTCGATAGTTTCGATGTCTGGAACCGGAGGCGCGAACGACTCCGGCCCGAGCCGTGGTGAAGTTTGTGCGAGGCGCAGCGCTATCGCAGCGCCATCGACGACCATGTTTGCGAGCTGCGCCCTTGATATTTCGAGGCGGTAGAAATCCTCGCCCTCAACGCGAAGGTTGAGCAGATAGACGTCGGGCGACGGGCAAGTTAAAAATGCCAAACGGGCCATGCGAGGGACGTTCATGCGCGCCTCGCATATTCGCCGTAGTATTTTTGTTCGCCAGCCAAGCGGGCGCGGACAGCCTCTTCGAACGAACTAAATGAGCCGAGCCGAATTGTCTCATCATTGACGTATACCGAAGCCACCCAACTATTCCGGTGGCGCCGGACGCCGCTTTTGCCAGAAGTGTTGTTTTTACTTAAGCCTTTATTGAAACAGTTTTGCGCGTAGGTGCAGACGCGCAAGTTTTCCCGTCGATTGTTCATCGGATCGCCGTCCTTATGATCTACGCACATTTCCATCGGGGCATTCATCAGAACGCGCTGGAGATGGACTTGCCTCCGCTCTCCGGGCGGAGTTGCGGAGGCGTAATAATGACCCTCAGCCCGTTTCGAAACATACCAAGTTAGCCCCAAAACGAGGGGAAGGTCGGCGATGTCTATGATTGCGCAAAACCCCTGCGTAAGAGGAATCCTTGCAATATCTCCGTCAATAAGCGGAACGCGGTCGGCGGGACGGCCTCTCTTCAGCCCTCCCTCGCGCGGAGTACAAAGAAGCTTCACACCCAGCGCAATTGCCCTTTTTACGACTGAGTAGTTTTGGCAGCCAATTTCGGCGCCTATCTGCGTAGACGACAATCCTAGCAGGGCCAGCGCTTTCAATTTCTCCGACCGCTCTAGGGTCCAATTAAACCGAGCCCTTCGGTTCTTTGGATAAGGTCGTTTTGCGGGACGGGGCGTGTTCATAGCGATTTCCCCATAATGTCAACGAGGACGCCAATCGGTCCAGACGGTGTTCCGTCCGAATCGCGCGTGAGCGCGTGGCTGATTGCGGAAAGAGGAACGCTGTATTGGAGTGCCAGGCTCAGCAACACCGCGGAATCGCGGGCGAGCGTCATGGCCTGTTCGCCAGTTTTTCCGCAATTGATAAACACTTCGGAGATGGGCGCGTCCGGATCAGCCCGGCCAAAGCCAACGATATAACGGAGTCCCCAGTGCGTGAATCGCACAGTTTCATGGGCGCGACGATTTGGTAACGGCTTCCGGTTCACACTACGGCCCTCGCTGCAGCTAGGATGACCGCGCGTTCTTCCGACGAAAAGGGCCGATACGAAAGATCGTCCGGCTTCATAAAGTAGACGGGCTTGCCAGCCACGACGAACGCCTCGATTTCGTGACCGATGCCGTGAGACGATTCCCAACCGGTCATCACCGCGACGATCATCGCATCCGATTTATCCATCATAGCCGCGTCGAACGGCAACCAGATCGAATGATCGAGCGGATCGATATTCCCGTGGATCGCCACCGGATGCGTATGTGCAATCGGAGAATATACCGAGAGACCTTCGCGCAATAGCCGCGCCGTGATCCTGCAGGCGTCGACAAACGCCGCGTCGATGCCGCCTGGGTAGCGGCTATACGGTGTGCCGATATAGATCAGATCGAACTTTTTCAGATCATCGAGATTCATTTCAAATTCTCCAAATACTCCTGACCGGCCTCAGTCAGATACATCTGTAAATCCAGACCAATCTCCGCAAAGCCAACAGCCAGCGCGGTCACTGACGGACTCCACGGGCTGGTCTCAAATAGGAATTGGGCTATCGATCTCATTCTGCGGCCTCCGCGAACTTGTCGGTCTGGTTGCCCCATACGTCCCAGCCCTTGCGGGGAGCGCGGGCGAATAGTTCGAGATAGGGACCGGCGACGAGGCGCTCTATGCCTTCATGCACGCCATCAGGCTTGCGGGAGTGTTCGCGCGCTGGAGCAACAATTGCTTGCCTAACCCCAGCACTAACCCGCTTTGGCTTACCTCTGGTCGCCAATAGACAAACCTCGCTGTTGCTCCGAGTCCAATAGCCAAGTTTCATTTCTGTTTTAATCTCTTCTTGAAAAAAATTAGGCTGTGTATTGTTTGCCTTTATCCATGCAAATCCGCATGTCTTATAAACAAAGCCCCATTGCTCTATGCAGTTGATGCAATCAAGAAGCATCGGCCATGTCACCCAACAAAGCAGCACGCAATCAGGCGCGGCAAGGCTGGCGACTGGCAGCGCGGCTATTTCATCCATCGTCATAAATTTATAAGGCTGCTCTTTCGTCCGGGCCGGAACGGCCAATCCGCTCCATTTAGGAAACGCCCACGGCGGATCAGCTAGGATCGCCCCGTAATGCCCGCGCGGGAGATCGGCGAAGATATCAGCGTTCATGCGGACCTCGGAGCGTTTACGAATTCAAGTAAAAAAGCGGCGTGACATTCAGCAGATGCTGGGCACCAGCACGCAAGGTTCTTTCCTCTCAGCGTCTCCCGCTGCGCTTCGGCGTGGCGAAGGAATTCCATCTGCGCATCTGCCGTTGCCTTGGTGGTTAGTGCTATGTAACCGCCGAGAAGTTTCCTGAAGAGGTCGACGCATTCCGCGCGCGTGCCGTCTTCGCCGACGACGAATGGATTGCCCCACGGGCCTGGCCGCGCGACGGGGACGGCGTAAAGGCCGTTTAGCGATTTCGATGCCTCTTGCAGGCTGAAGCCCTTGGCGCGGGAAAGTTGGATGCGTTGCGGATTCATGCGGACACCTTATCAGTCCAGAAAAGCAGCTCCGCCGCGCATGCGCCGCCGAACCAGCCCCAAAAGAAATTGTCGCTTACCGACCGAAAGATCGCGCACAGCCCGCATACCGCCAAGAATTCTGCAACGACCGTCATACCGACACCTCAAATAAATCAGGCGTGTTTTCGCAGCGCATCGGTTTTGACGGCTCAGTGGTGAAAGCCGTGCAGCGCGGGTTGCTGCCGTCGTCGTTTTCAATCCACGCCTTGGGGAATTCAGGATCGCGAATATCGTATGCGAGCGCGTTGGCGAGTATCTGGCAACCGAGCGCCGGATCTACATCCGGACCCGAACGGAATTCAGCGTCACGCGCGCAACCCTCGCACCAATAATGATCGAAGATATCGCCTTCGCTTCCGTTGCTCGGACGGTATGACTTGCTCATGCGGCCCTCCCGTGGAATAGGCCGCTGCGATAGACCGGATAATTGTGCTTGTGCTTGCCGGCGTCGCTGACGCACGGGCGGATCGTTCCGGTTCGGACAATATCGCCATTCTTGATCGCGCGAAGCCAGATCGCGCCCATACAATTCGGATGAGAGGGCTTCACCTTCAAATAACGGATGAGGTCGTCTATATGCACTTCACATTGTCGCCGCGCAACATGGCAGATCGCGGCATAAGCCGTTTCCGCGAAATCTGGATTGACCAGCGTCTCGGCGAATTCAGCTTCAACCATGCCGATGTCGCGATTGTGCGCAGCCCAATCGAATAACGTGGATGAGGAATTCAGCATGCCGACATCTCCGCTGTATTCCGCACGGCCTGCGCAAACATCTCGCGTAACGCGTTCTTTGACATTTCCGGAATGCGCGGGAGTTGGTTGCGATAGATCGGCGCCGTTCTGCTCGTGCCAAACGCTACGGTTATGTTAATGGATGGCGTCTTGCCCGCGCGGCGTCTATCCTGTTTCCGTTTCTCGCGTGCCCTGTCATTGACGCGCATCGCGGCCAGTTCGGCGGCGGTATGCATCACAACGTCAATATTTCGGCGAGTACAGCATGTCAGGACGCTTTGCTTAGATGTCCCGATAATCGCGCCGATTTCGGACGCGGTTAATCCGCTGACCGCGAGGCTGCACAATTGAGTGCGCCTTTCGTCCGTCCAGAAATTCCGACTGCTATTGTTCATGCCGCGCATCCGAGTTCGGTTCTGATAGAGGCGAGCAATTGCCTCGTGCCGCCGTCTTCCCGTGCAAGCCGTTCGATTTTTCGAATGCCTGATAAAACGGTCGTATGATCGCGATCCCCGAACGCGCGCCCGATGGCGGGATAGGATTTAAGCGTGAGGTGGCGAGCGAGATACATCGCGACGTGGCGCGGCATGATCACCTCACCGGGCCGCCGGTCGGAGTTGATGTCGTTCACCGTGATGCCAGCAAACCGTCCGCAAACCGCGCTTTGGATATCGCGAATCGTTGGCGCGGGCTTCGACTCCGCATCCATTTCGCAAACGATATGGAACCACGGGGCCTTCATGCCGCGATTCCCTTGGTCGCAGCGCGTTCGGATCCGGTGCCGGGTCCGCTCGTAAGATCGTGATGGCCACCACAATAAGGCGACTTAACATCAACGCCAGCACGTCCATATGTGAAACGCGGATGGCCACAAAAACGATATTCAGATGGATGGCCCACGCCATATATATATTTACAATCGCCCGCCTGTAATTCGGCGAACGTCACGAGGCGAGGCACGATATCCACGCTGCGGAGTTCTGCGATCTCCGCGGACATGGTGGATTGGATGACGCGAGTGCCGCCGTTGCCGCCATTGGCGATCTTGTAGATCGCGTGGTGGTCGCCCTGGCGCTTGCGATCGCGTGACGCTCTCGGTGCCTTGGCCTTCTTTTCGGGCTTCGGTTGTTTTTTGAATGACGGTTCACTGAGTCCGAGGCGGTGAATTTTCCCGATCACGGCGTTGCGTGTAAGTCCATCTCCCAAGGAGCCAGCAATCTGCGTCGCCGAAAGTCCACGATGCCATAGACGTTCAAGTTCGGCCGAACGTTCTGGGGGCCAAGGCATGTTATTGCGAACGCGTTCGATCGTAACTGTTTCTGTTTCAGACATTGCGATCCTTGATGTTGAGAGAAACGAGACGCGGTCGGGAACAAAAACTATGCAGAGGTCGTCGACCATGAACGCAGAACACACCACTTCCAAAACGGAAACGCTGGCCGACTTTCTGAAAACCGATTCCTCTGCTAACCGATCGAAAGGTCCGTCCTGGTGAACTTATGTGACAGCCGCTCGGATCGCGTCCCATGCCTTCTTTTTGCGATACCAAGGATGGCGCATCAGCGATTTCTCGCGATCGGATTCATCTTTGAACGTGAACGCGACGAATGCTGCGCGAGGATTCGGATAAGGACCGCGCTTTGGCTTATTGGCGTGGACACATTTTTTTCTCATCGCGGTCATTGGTTCATTTTACCTTGCGCCGCAGGCGTTTCTGCAACAGCGTGTTCCACCATTTGAACAATCGGCGAAACAACAGCATTGTCGGATAATTCCTTCTTCACTTCGAGGATTCCAGTATCCATATCCCGAAGAGCGCGAGCTGCCCGAAGCAACGCAAGCACGTCATCCCTATTACGATCCTTGTTGCTTTCATTCAGTACTCCTGCCGCCATCTCGAATTTCGTCGCGAGTGCCCGCGCCTCATTCCGTTCCCTCTCGGCTGCGCTTAGAACGCCTAATGCGACGCTGACTTTCGGGTCGTTACACCGGCCATAAAAAAGCGATTCGATCTGCTGGTAGGTA